TAGGACTATCAAACTTTGCTGCATATCCTGACAAGCGTAGCTTTCCATCGTCATCTGCCCGAGTTTCAACATCTTGCACAGTATATGTGCGTCGTTCGATTTTTTTCATTTTGCTCCTTGAGTCTTTCTCTTCATTCAACACTACTCCACCTCGTATGCTGCTTTAGGATCTATTGGATCTATTGTTGAAATTGGTTGCAATTGATTTGAAGGCAAACCTGTGTGATTCATTTCAGGTAAACCAACAGCATCAATTACTGATTTTGGATCAAAACCTACTTGAATTAACTTGGCTGCAATATCGGCGCGTAGGTTTAAGCCAACATCTTTTGCATCTGCTGCATCAATATTTTGTAACGGAACACGGTATTGATCTCCAGACTCTCCAAGAGGTGCAAGATCTTCTACATAACGGACATCATTTAGACTTAAGAAACCTTCACGCAGACCTTTTGTATAGGCATCATAGCGTTCTAATGTTGTTCCACGTAGCAAAGCGTCTAGATTAAACTTAATAAATCCATCTGACTCAGGAAGCAATGGTGATAGTGCTTGTTCTAGTCTTTCAAGTAAAGGTCTTAAAGAGTGTTGGACAAATGATAAGTTCTGAGCTTCAACAGATGCAAATGACATTGCTCCTGCAACAGGGTGACCAAGTAAAGATACAGGTACACGGAATAGTCTAGCAATTTCTTCTACACCAAATCGACGTACTTCTAGAAGTTGTGCATCTGCAGCATTTAGAGTAAGTGGCTTAAATGTTGCACCGCTAGTTAAAATGCCAAGTTTTCCCGCACGATAAGGTCCTGTGTGCGACATATTCCAGTTACGAGCAATATCAGCAGCTTGTTCTTCAGTCATTTCACCTGGAGATTCAATAACTCCACCAGGATTTGCTGCATTTCCAAAATAACTTGCTGCATAAACTTCCGCGGCCATAGCAGAACCTAAAGTAATGCGAGCTGCTGCAATAGGACCAAGTCCAAGTAGTTGTCCAGGTAGTCTAAACATAGGTATATGCAAGATTTCATTTTTTGTTAGAACCATAGTTTTAACTGAAGATGGGTCAAATGGCTGTGCATTATCATAAAATTGATTTACAGGATCTTGAGCATTTTGTCCTATAGTAACTATGTATTCAATTTCACCCATTGGATCAGGACGACGAATACGAACCTGCAGTGGGTTTATGCAATAAAGCTCTTGAACGTCGCCAATTTCGTCACGTACGGTTAAAATGAATGCATTGCCATGAAGATTTAGAGAGGAAATTACTTGCTCATAAAACTCTAAACGAGTTGAATCAGGATTTGGTTTGTTAATCCATGCAGGCATTTCACCGTAAACTGATGCGTAATTTATTCTAGAACGTCCACGGCGGACATAAGCGGAAAGTGGCAAAGAACTAATAGTGTCACCTAGTAGTCTTACGCAAGCATAAACAGTTGACATACGAATTGCACTATCAGAGTTTACTTCTACACCGGCTGGAGTTGCATATAAATTACGACCAGGTAAAAAAGGTTCAAGATACTGATTGTTGTATCTTTTTTCTCCTGCTTTACGCAGTCTATTTGATAGACTCATTTATCTGCCTTTTCTGTGCTTAGTTGATACCAGCCGTCTTCCCAAAGGGTTAACAACCTTTCAAAGTAATCTTGATACTTAGGTGCAATTGCTTTAAGTGAGTATTTTTCTATTGCTTGTTTTCTAATAAAATCTCTGTCAAGATCTTTTACATCTTCTGCAGCTTTAATAAAATCTGCAAGAGATCTACATCTAAAACCAGTAATTCCTTGGATATTGGTTTCTGTGAAAGCTCCCCAGTCGGTTGTGATTGTTGGAGTTCCACAAGTCTGAGCTTCTACTACTATATTTCCAAATGGTTCAATATAAGTAGTAGGGGCAAACAAGGCAATAGCATTTCCCATTAGTTCTGCTCGTTCTTTAGCGCCAATATTGCCTACGAACTCGCCATATCCAGTGCCTCTTTCATTACCTGGACCTGCCAAAATTAGTCTTTTGCCTAATCGTTCACATACTTCTTGAGCAATTCTAAAACCTTTTCGCTCAATCATGCGTCCAATATAGAAGTAATAGTCACCTAATCCTGATCCTTTTGGAAACATTTCAGGTTCAAGATAGCCATTTATAACGCCGTCAAAAAACTCACCATCAACTGTGGTTGGATTCTTATAAGCTGCATAGATTGAATGCATCCATGCGTAAGACTCAAACACGCGATACTTTGCAAAAGTTCCACCATAACCAATACCAAACTCTACTGACATGTGATCTGGAAAAGCATCTGCAATAGGTTTGTGAGCATATCCGCCAATAAGACAGATAAAGTCTTTTGGTTCAAGTCTATCGGTCATTTCTTTAATTACATTGCCATTAAAGATTTGCCAATGCAGTAAAGTTGTATCAAATGAAGCTGAAGTATAGTGATTATTACCGACCGCTGCTTGTCTTTCATTTTCTGAAATACAAGTTACTAGTTCTTTTACAGGGGCTTCATTTTCTGATCCACCATAAAGAATAACTTCATGGCCAAGATCTGTCATCATGATGCAGAAGCGCCTGACCTTTTCTGTGAATGCGCAGCTTGTAAAGTCTTTAGTGGTGTTTGTGTGTGGAAGTGATACGACGTGAAATTTCATTAGTCCCCCGACTTTACTTATGAATTAGGAAATGTGACTGTACCGGTACCTGCTGTGAATCTGTAAACGCGATAACCTGCACGGGTTGGCTCATTATAAGTTAACCCACCACCGACAGTAAGCGTTCCATACGTATCTGGGTACGCAATTACAATAATGCCAGAACCGCCAGCTCCGCCAAAACCTGGATTATCTAAACGAACTCCGCCACCGCCGCCGCCAGTATTTGCAGTGCCGCTTCCAGCACCGCTGCCGCCGCCGCTGCCTGCGCCACCGCCGCCAGAACCACCGGACCCACCAGCTCCGTTTGCAGAACCTCCCCCTCCGCCAGCATAAGTCGTTGAGGTTCCAGTAATTGAAGTGGTTGATCCGTTGCCGCCGTTACCTGGGGAGCCTTGACCAGAAGCGTTGCCGCCTACTGCTCCAGCGCCTCCGCCTCCTCCGACTGCGTACGAGGTGCTGCCGCCGCCTGGGTTAGATCCTCCATCATTTCCTTGGCCTGGAGTTCCTTTGCAAATAGCACCATCACGGCCAGCTCCGGCACCAGAACCGCCAATAGTGCCAATGACTCCATAAGCGGCACCGCTTCCACCACCAAAAGCAAGTAAATAAGATGTACCTAAGTTTGCACTTAAACGACTACCATTGCCAGCTCCTCCTATTTGATTAGGACCACCAGCACTACCTCCAGCGCCAACCGCTAAAGTAAAAGTTTCGCCGGTTTGTACTGATCCGCTTGCTGAATACACATATCCGCCGGCACCGCCGCCGCCGCCTTCGTATCCGCCGCCGCCACCGCCGCCGCCAGCAATAATTAAATATTCAATGCTTATACTAGGCATTGGCTACGCTTTCCCAAGCAAGTGTTTCTTCATTCCATCGATATTGGTTTGTCGTAGATTCATCTGTAGGTTTTGGCACTGGAGATTTCCAAGTGCAAGTATCCAAATCTAAAACCCAGGAATCAAAAGTTTTCGGTGAAATAAAAGCACCATCTGTTCCTATTGAAGGATCAAAACTGTAACCAATACCAGCATAATTATATCTAAAAGGAATACCGCCATTTTTATGCACACCAGCTGTTGTATTATAGGAAGTTCTCTTACAAGTTTGACCAACAAACTCTGTATACCAGACTTCCCAGTCAATGCCTTCTTCGTTTTCATCTTTGCCAACAATAACACTTGTCACGATATTATTGTCATCTATAAATGCATAATGGGCCATTACCAGTTTACCTTTCCTGTTCCAGCGGTAAAACGCAAAACTTTGTAACCGCTTCTTGTTGTTGTGTCTAATGTGTAAGTTAATCCTGCATCAATACTTGGAGTCGGTATCGTATTTACAAAAGCAAGTACAACCACACCTGAACCTCCGCTACCAGCGCGATAGCCTGAATTTCCATTTCCGTTACCTTTAGAGCCGTTGCCACTATTTACAGTAGCATTTGCAGTTGATGATGTAGCGTTAGCTGCACCACCTTGTCCGCCTGTTGCGTAGGTAACGGAAGATCCAGTTATTGAGTTTGCAGTGCCAATGCCGCCAGCACCGCCGCCATTTGTAGTATAAGTAGTTGTAAACGTCCCAAGACCGCTTGAACCACCGCCTCCGCCGCCGTCAGCGCCGGCGCTATTAGAGTATCCGTTTGCGCCTTTGAATCCTTCAACAGGTGAGTAGTTACCAGCATTTCCGTTACCACCGCCTGTATCTGATTGACCATCTGTACCGGCACCTTTGTTTCCGCCTCCACCACCACTTCCGCCTGGACCACCAGCCGAACCCGTGCCGCCAAAACCGCCGCCTGTTGCATAGATTGATGCAAAGCTAGAGTAGCTGCCAGGATTGCCATTTGTTTGCGAAGTTATTGTTGCAGCACCACCAGCACCAATTGTTATTGTTGGATTGTTATCTCCGCCGACAGTTAATGTTAGTGAACCAGTTCTGTAACCGCCTGCACCACCGCCGCCTGGACCTCGATCGTTTGCGTTAGTACCACCTGATCCGCCTCCAGCTACAACAAGGTAATCAAGGGTAATCGGAAAACTTAAACGTCCTGTTTTTTGCGATGCTATGATTCCTAGAATTGGGCTCATTATGCAACGTCACCAGTCACATACCAAGTGTCAGTACCTGCCTTGATCAGTGTTAAAACAGAAAACTGAGCTCTCGTTTTCGGAGACGCAGAAGTTGCACCAGTTGAAGCAACTGTAACACCGCCAGTTCCAACTACGGTTACTTGTCCAGCACCGATTTGAATTAGATTGATAAGCGTTCCAGTGGCAAAAGCAACAGATGAATTTAACGGTATTGTGTAAGTTTGTGCAGAAGCGTTTGATGCTGTAACAAGATCATCTTTATCTGTAAGTACGAAAGTGTAAGTCGTGCCAGTTTGAGCATTAACTGCTTCAACACCGCCAGCACCGGTTGGGCCAGTTGCACCAGTTGGGCCACTCGCACCAGTTGGGCCAGTTGGACCTGTAGCACCGCTTGGACCTGTAACTCCAGTTGGACCTTGGGCTCCTGTTGCTCCCGTTGGGCCAGTGGCACCAGTTGGACCTGTTGCTCCAGTTGGACCAGCGGCGCCAGCGGCATAAGCGTAAGCAAGAGAGTTCCAAGCAGTTGCGCCGTCGCCGATCTTAAACTTAGTTGTATCGGTTTCATAACCGATTTCACCTTGCGCAAGTGTTGGATTATTAGATGTCCAATTTGCTGCCGTATCTCGGCGATTTTGGAGTCTTGCTGTCATAGTGGCTTCTTTCTCTCTTTGTTAGAAGGTTGTTACTGACGCACCTGCGTCGATTGTATAAGTCCAAGTATTTGCATTAGACAACCCCGCATTGTAGATCACGTCTCCAGTAATACCAGAAGCGTTTGCACCGCCATCGATATAATCGACAACTGGATTATCTCCACCTTGTGGACCTGTTGCACCGGTCGGACCTGTTGATCCGCTAGGACCTGTTGGTCCGGCCGCTCCTGATGGACCTGTCGCTCCGCTAGGACCGACTTCTCCTTGCGGACCGGTAGATCCTGTTGCGCCAATTGGACCTGTTGGACCTTCGGGGCCAGTCGCTCCGATTGGTCCAGTAGGACCAGTTGCTCCTACATTTCCTTGTATACCTTGTGGGCCAGTTGCACCGACTGGACCGGTTGGACCGATATTGCCTTGAGGACCAGTAGGACCTTGAGGACCGGTAGCTCCGGTTGATCCGGTTTCACCTTGGATTCCTTGAATACCTTGTATGCCTTGAATTCCTTGTGGACCAGTTGCTCCAGTAGGACCTTGTGGACCTGTTGATCCTTGAGGACCAGTAGGACCTGTCGCACCAACTTCTCCTTGCGGTCCAGTTGCACCGATAGGACCAGTCGGACCAGTAGAACCAGTCGGACCAATTTCGCCTTGAGGACCGGTTGATCCAGTTGCACCTGCAGGACCAGATGGACCTGTTGCTCCTGTAGGACCTGTCGGTCCAATTGGGCCAGTTGCACCTGTTAAACCTACATTGATAAGAAGTAATGCAAGCGATTGTGTGTTAAAAAAGTTAGTTGTTCCAGTACCACCTGAAGAATCAAGTACAACTGGGACG